CCGATTGTCTTTCTAGGGATGCTACTGTCTGATTCGTAACGACAGTACATATCGTCAAAGTGAGTAGTCCCGAAACTATCATAAAGCCCAGGGACATCATGAGGACTGAAAAGTGAAATCTCTCCGTTTGAGATGAAACGCTCATAGAATAGTTTTGAAATCTGGATTGAGTAGTCGAGTTTTCTAACACGGTTGTCCTCCGTTCCTTTATTGTTTTTAAGGACGATGATGTCCTCTATTTCTTGGTGCCAGATTGGGAAGTGGACAGTCGCGCTTCCACCTCGGATGCCATTTTGAGTGCAGCATCTGACAGTGCTCTCAAACTTTTTGAGGAATGGTACAACACCTGTGTGTTGAACCTCGCCGCCCCTGATCTTACTGTTGATGCCACGGATTCTGCCTGCGTTGATGCCGATTCCTGCGCGTTGAGCAACATAATAACCGATAGCCATGTCAGAACTAAAAATGCTATCGAGGGTGTCATCAACATCAACAAGCACACAGCTCGCAAATTGTCGAAGTGGAGTTCTAACCCCCGCCATGATAGGTGTGGGAATGTTGATCTTGTGTCTGCTGATTGCGTCGTAGTATCGTCGGACATATTCGATCCTGGTGTCGTGGGGATACTGTGCGAACAGAGTAGCAGCGATCAACATGTACATGAACTGTGGGGTCTCATAGACTTGCCCACTGCTTCTGTCCTGTACCAGATATTTATCTGTGACCTGTCTCAGTCCAGCATATGTAAACAGAAAGTCACGATCGTGATCGATGTAACCATCCAGTTCTTCCCACTCTTCCTTAGAGTAATAGTTCAGGAGGTCAGCATCATACACCTGCCACTCAACACCACGCACCACCTGGTCATAGACAGACGGATGGTTGTCAGGGTGGTCCCAGTACACAGACTTCCTCAGTGAGAAGAGGAGCAAACGTGCAGCAACATACTGATAGTTAGGAGCGTCAAGAGTGATCAGATCATTAGCAGAACGAATCAGGATCTCTTGAATATCAGCCGTAGCAATACCATCAAAGAATTGCAGGTTAGCATTCATCTCAACCTGACTTTCAGACACACCAGCAAGGTCCTTGCAAGCATGTTCTACCATTACATGAATCTTATCGAGAGTAAGTTCTTCAACTGTGCCGTCTCTCTTTACAACCGTAGTGCTCATACTTGTTTCCAGTCTGTGAATTTTAGTTTGGCTTCTAAACCAGAGTAGGTGTTGCGTTTAATTATATCAGAAGGATTCAATCCTGCCAACACCATATCATTGATGTCCTTTTGTTTTACTTCCCTTGGCCAGATAACCACCTTCTCCTTGCTTCCGATGGCAGCGTCAATCCGCTGCACGATCTGTCGGTTACGCGGTTCGTTGTCGAAGATCCAGACCCTACTTCGATAAGGTAGAGTGCGGTGGTCAACATCGCTACCACACATAGCGACAGAGTTCCTAATGAAAGTGGAGTCGAAGGGTCCTTCGGTGACATAGACAGTTTCCTCAGAGTTGATTTGGTCGCACCCAAATAGTTTCAGGTGATCATCAAAGATTATAGTAACGTATCGTAGATTCGACTTTGGTGCCAGAGAGCGACCCTGGCATCCAAACCAAGTACCGTCCTCGCGAAGGAGAGGGATAATAATTCGAGGTCGATCGTTCTGTAAGTTCTCAAAGGTCTGTTTCTGTGTGTTGACCCACCTCTTGAATTTATCGACATAGAAAAACCTACCGAGTTGTTCCTCAGGTATCTGTCTGTCGATCAGGTATTGCTTGGCGGGATGTGCATTATTTAGGTCCGTGATGCATGTAAGACCTGATACATCCTTCTTCGCAAAGTGTGGTTTGCTATCAGGAATGACTGGGTTAGCGGTGACTGTACCCTTACCAGTTCTACCCTGACGATACTTCTCCATCTGGTACTCAGAGTACGTGGTAGGATCGATGTCCTTCAAGAAGTTAGGCAGCGTTCTACCCATGCCACAGTTGTGACACTTGTAGACATAGCGACCCTTCATCTCAAAGAAGTATCCTCGTGCTTTGTTCTTATGCTTCTGTGAGTCACCACAGTATGGACAACGGAAGTTGTAGAGTCCGTTCTTGACCTTCTTAAACTTTTCTAGTCTCCACGACAATCGGGAGATATACATCTCGTCCAGCATGACCAAGCACTCCACTGCCTGTCAGTGTAGCAGGAGATGCCACCCTTGTCCAGATGGGGACTGCCACCTGTGCGATCGTCACGATGGTTGCGAGCACAGCAGTGGCACCAATAACAAACTTAGTATTTCTTTCTACCTTCTTATCTAACTCATTGAACTTACTATCCATGGCCTTAAACATACGATCATCATACTTCTGATGATCTTTAATCATTTCAATAATAGTCATGTTAGTACGCTCACCCTCATCGAGTCTATTCTCATGCCTTTCGAGAACGATGGCAATCTTATTACTGTTGTCAGATATAGTTGTGACAGCTCGTTCCAACTTATCCAACATCTCTTTGGACAAGTCTTCGTAGATGTCTAGTTTAGATTCCAGGACTTGAAGTTTACCAAGACCGAATGCCATTTTACTGTGCCTGCAACGCTTGTTGACGTTTATCCCAATAAAATTTTATAACTTGGTTAGGGTAAAGTCTGGTTACCTTAAACTTCTTCGCCACCTCTGGGCGATACATCTTTCTCAATTCAATCTTTACTTGTGCCTCAGACTTGCCATAGAGAATAAAGTCTTGGGCATCATCGTACTGTACTCGGAAGGGGAGGTAGTTTGCAGGACCATGTTCCTGCAACTCCTCAGTCTTCAACATCTCACCGACAGACTTTTCAAAGCGACGCTTCTTTGGTTTCTTACGAGTAAGCTTGGTGATACCTGGTGGTTCATGAGACGGAGGAAGGGCAGTCTCAGCACCAGTACCAACTGAATTAGTAGGAGCGTCTTCGTTGATCACAGTTTGTCCAGAGTATCTTTTATTAGTGTGTCGATAGGAACCATGTCCAGGGTCCCACCGTCAGGATAACGATTCAGATAGATTACAAAGGTCTTCAAAGATGACCAATACTCTCGTTCCAACTTGTACATGAGCAGAGGGAGAGTACCATCACCAAATACATTGAAGAGAACAATCAAGTGATTCAATATAAGATTGGTTCTAAGAACCCCAGAACTGTGATAGCGTTTAAGTAATCGTTTGAGATACTTAAACTTCTTCATGTCCTCCATGAAGTCGTCCACCGTCACAGACTGGGGGTTCTCGTAGTGCTTGATGGCAAACATCAAGTGGTTATGTTCGTTCAGTTCATCAAATCTCATAGTAAAGTGTAATCAATATCAGGTGCCGAAGGTCAGAGTTGCAGCGCCGTCACTGATGACTTCTTCTGTACCGCCCGCTGAGGTAATCTTGACGCGATACTTGTAGCCATCGAGAGAATCATCAGCGAGACCACTGTAAGCAAGAGTTGCGGTCGTGAAGTCTGCATAAGTAATACCTGCATCAGTGTCAGCAGCGATGTTGACCCAACGTGTGGTAGCGTTAGCGGTCTGACGTTGCCATTGGTAAGCGAGAGCACCAGGGGTTCCAGTTGTGCTAGTGGTGAGGGTGAATGTACCAGCACCAGAAGCGGATGTAGAAGCAGCGGGTTGTACGTCGATGATGACTGCCGATGCTACGTCTGCTGCGATGGTGTCATCAGCAAGAGTCTCGTTAGCGTTGAGATCAGGATTAGCAAGCACCATCAGATGCTCTGCCTTGTGACGTGTCTTGCCAGATGCGTCAGTGTATGTGCGGTATGCCCACCAACCAGGGGCGGTGATACCACGGGACTTGTTTTCTGCTAGTCCTGCTTCTGTGTCGTCAACAAACACAATCGTCTCGCTGGATGAACCACTACCGTTTCCACGGGTGAGTGCCACCTTGTCACGATTTGCTGTTGCGTCGGTTCTCCCATAAAGAGACATGTTCGCTTACTCCAATTCGGTTCCTATTACTTATTTATAAAAAAGAAGAGACCGAACTGGTCGGTCTCAGTGTATCAACCCTCTTCGCGGGTTTGAATTGCTGCCTTGACTTTCTCAAAGAGATCGTCGTCAGCAGTTGTCTTTGTGAGTTTAACTGCCTTGCCTACGATCAGAAGGCAGAGGTCGATGAGTTTCTCACCGAGTTCTGCATCATCAGGGATCTTAGCAACGGCAGCATCTACAACTTTGTATGCCAGAGGCAGAAGAAAAGATACCATGACCTTATAGAATAGACTATATTCTATATAGGCTTACTTGTACCCTTTTGCCTTACGGTCGTGGTCGATCGTCATCTGCATCATCTTCTGCTTCATACGTTCCTTGGACTTCTCCTTTGCTTTCGAGTCGTCCACCTTGGATCCACAGGATGCTTCGGCAACTGCTTCGGTCTCTTCCTTGCGAACATCATCGCCAGGTTCGTACCACTTACCATCACCATCAGAGTCCTGCCAACGCTTTCCAGCCTTAGCAGCCTTAATGTGCTTCTCTTTGGCTTTCTTCTTGGCGGATTCCCTTAGTCCCTCCACCTCAGAACGTACAAGTTTTCTTAGTGATTCAGACATAAGGTCCTCTTTCTTAGGGTTAATGATGACGTTTCCTTTTTTCTTTGTAGTCGTCACCTCTTTGTTTTGATCAGGTTTCATTCGTTGATTCCTAATTCTACTCGCCAGTTATATGTAGTCTCTTCGCCCATGCGTCTTGCAACGCTACGAGCACCACGGGATACTGCACGGGCAGCACCACCGACGACTTTCTTAATACCTGACTTAATTCTATCGCGCAGTCGTACACGATTCTCGTTGCCACCACCAGAGGTAGAGGAAGACGAGGAGTCACCAGGAGACTGAGACTTGGAGACAGAGGAACCACCAGCGGGCTTGCTGTTGCCGCCACCAGATCCACTTGCACCACGCTCGTATCCCTTCTTAAAGTTGCTGACACCTGCCTTAGCAGCACGACCAGCAGCACCAGCAGCGTACCCTGCTGCCTTAGCAGCACCAGCACCTACCTTCTTCAAACCAGACTTGACGGCAGATCCAGCAGACTTCAATGCTGCCTTCATCTTCTCGCCACGGCTGCTGCTAGAAGCAGAACCACTACCAAGGCGACTACGTGCCTCAGCACCAGCGTCCTTACCTGCGGTCTGACCTTCGCCAGATGCAGCAGAGTTCTTGTTCTTCAAGCGAGCGGCGTTGACCTTAGCAGGACTGGTGACCTCAGTCAGCAGTTCTACATCATCGATCATGTCCAGTGCTTCGGTGAGATACTCACCATCCAGTTCCATCAGTGCCTCAACACAGATGTCATGGAGTTCTTCAAAGGAGAAAGAATCGAATGCTTCATCAGAGATAACATCTTCGATGAATGCTTCAAAGTCTTCCTTCTTCAAATTCGCTTTGCGGTATGCAAGATCTGCTTTGGTGCCTTTGTCCATCTTACCTTGGGACTTGGGCTTAGTCTTGCCACCTTCGTCAGGTTGAGAACCAGGGTTTGCTGCCTTGACTCTGCGACCATGGGTGTATTCAGCACCACTCATCTTGGAGTCACCAGAGACCATCTTACCACCAGGGGAACGGTCATCCTTGTACTCAGCAGAGGACTGACCATGCTTACCCTTGTAGCGTTCGTCAATCTGTTCCTCTTCCTTGACACAGTTAGGGACTTCCTTGCCACCTTTGATCTTGGTTCCCTGTGCCTTGTAACCTGCCCAGCATGTCTTAGCACCCACGTTCTTACGTGCTTGCTTCATACCCTCGTGAAGTTCGTCGATGTCAACGTGCTCACGTTGCATGTTGAGACCGATGTCCTCGGGTGCCTTGGCAGTCTTTTCCCCTTTCTTACCAACAACCGAATAACGACCGTCTGCTTTCTTACCAGTGATGACCATGGACTGACCACCCTGAGTAACAACACGACCAATGTTGCGATCATCTTTGAACGCAGCCTTGTTCTTGTCGATCAATGCCTTATCAATCGGGAACCCAGCATACCCTTCAACGACTTCCTCATGGGAGTCGATGATGTCTGCTACTGTCAGAACTGCTTCATGCATTCTGGCAGTTGGTGCCTTCTTGCATTCATATACGCAGTTAAGAATAGTTCTTTGCTCTGCCTCAGAAAACCCAAGCAGGGCGGCAGATACCTTGATATCGAGCATTGATCTAGGGGAAAGTATAGTATTATTTATTCTTGATAGACTTTTGGTTCTTGGTGAACTCACTGAACTTCTTAATTTCCTGTCCAGGAGTCATGTTTTGGACCGCCATTCTATATGTATCGGTTCCGACTTTCCAGTCATTACCACTGCCATTGTCAGCAGAATAATTGCTTTGGTTGTTTTGATTTACCTCGGTCACATGCTGCAACCATGCACGGTGCTCACCACCAAGACCATCTTCCATGATGATGTAGTTAGGACCACGGTGAACGATCTTACCGACCATACCACTGTCATCATGCTCTACGATAGCACCCACCTTGAAGATGTGTTCGAGCATGTAGTAGTCGCGGAAGGATTCGAGATCTAGTTTAGGAGCATAGTCCCAAACAGATTCTGCAACTGCCTTTGCTTTCTTCTTAGCGGCAGGTTTCTTCTCTTCTTTTTTCGGCGGGACCATACCGTCCAGCACATGCTGCATCATCTCCTTAGACTTCTTGTATCCACCAGTGCCTGCATGGAAGGAGTCATGGTCACCCCCTTGGGCGTGGGCTCGCATCTTGGAAGCAGACAGGGTTTCGATAGGATCATCACTATCATCACTTCGAGCGCCAGCAGACTTAATGTTAATTGACTTGAAGTCATAATGCTTACCATTATATTTTTGGGTAAGTTTCTCAAACTCCTTCACACGATCATCACCCACTACCATAGTAACGTGCTCGTGTCCCTCATCATGGAGGTCACGAAGGATGTCAAAGATGTTTCGATGCGCCTCAGAGTTCTGAATAGCATCCTTATGTTGCTTAAACATGCCACGCATGTGTTCAATCTTCTGCTCAGGGTGCAGAGGATTCTTCTTGTGGTCCTGAGATCTAGAAGGATAGATACGATAGTTACCAGAGTCACCAGCGTGTGCCTTCACAGCATCCAACAACTTACCATGACCAGCATGGGGTGGGTTGAATCTACCAAAAGTAATGGCAACATGCTTGTCGATTACTTCGTTCTTCTTTGAAGTTGATTTCTTGGCAGCTTGTACTGCTTCGATAATGAACTGACGAAATCTCATTTGCCCCAATCTTTTGCTACGGTGAAGTTTGCACGAGAGAATTCAAGTCTATCAACAAGTTTGACAGCAGTGCCATCCTTGATTGCCACAAATCCTTCTGGACTTGTAACCTTGTAACCTTTCTCATCTTCTAGGAATGTGCCAACCCCCTCAATCTTTTTGAGACGGTTGATGATCTGTTCTTTCGCGGTGATAAGATTCTTGAATCCTGCCAGCGCACGATATATTTCAGACTTATTATTATTTAGGTAATCAATCGCTTCCTGTTTCTTGATCTGCCACTTCTCCTTTGCCTTAGGTGTCTTCACACCTGCTTCTTTGAGGGCATAGCGAGACTCAACAAACAGTTTGAACTCAACTAACATCTGTTGAGTAGAGGTAGGGATCCTACCTTCCTTGATCTTCTGGTTGAAGAAAATCTTAAACAGAGCAGCAGGTTCCATGCCAGTCAGTCTGCCACCGATCTGGTTCAGGAAGTTACGAGACGCCCTGAGGTTCTGCTTAGCGACACGCATACTGTTATTGATCTTGCTCATCTCAGCAGGACTGAGGTTTGCGATGCCGTTGGTGTTCTGGAACTCGGCAGAGAATACTGCCACATCAGAAACACTTTGAAGACCACGAACGTTAGCACCAAAAGATGCCGCCATTTGAGCAAGTGTGGGTCCATTGTATGTTGTGTGGAAGACGATACCAACCTTAGACTTACCTACCTTAGCACCCATCTCGGTTGCTTTCTCAACGCAGTAAGTAATCGTGTTGGGTTTGAACTTGTAGCACTGCTTACCACCCATGACAGTCAGAGGAGGAGTGTCTGTGTAGAGCAGGTCTCCTTGCAGCACACCAGTGATAGGAAGTTTCGACAGGTAGTCATAGGCAGCGATCAACTTAGGATGCACACCTGTGCCACCGTACCACATGTCAATCTCTTCATGTGAGTAGCAGATCTTAGGTTCAGTCTTGGCGAACACAGACTTAGTGCCGACAAAGAACATGTCAGTCTCAGGGTCGATGCCACAGATGATAGCAGGAGCACCGTCCCACTTCACCGTCACCTTAGTATTACCACCACCTTTACCAGTGGTCAGCATACCTTTGAGTCCTTCTAGGAATTCTAGTGCGTTCTCAGCACCAGCATAACCGTTGTTGAAGATGTCATCTTCCAGGTGTTCGAGGTGAGTATTCTTGCTCATGGTTGGACTCCGACTTTATCGCGATAAGGGTTGCCGATGGATGACTTCTCTCTCAGGTAATACTCATCGTTAGGTTTGAGGTTGTTCTTCAAGTGGTTCTCCATGTAGAAGACAGGCATTCCTCTGTTCGTTGCGAACTTGTAGTAGGTCACCTCCTGCATCACAAAGTTCTGAATCACGTTACGGTAGACCAGAGCACCCTCCTTGCTGATCTTACGAAGTGCCATCTGGCAGATGAGAGATGCGATACCAACTTTTCCACTGCTGTGCTTGGGTGCGTTCCAGTAGTCCTTAGCATCAGTATAGTACATGTCTGCCAGCTCTAACCACCAGGCTTGTGCCGCTTTGACATCTGACTCCTCTGGGTCACCACCTTTAATCATCTTATCAATGTTGGTCACCACGTTACGTGGTAGTTTACTTTTGAGAGTAGTGTCTTTGGCGATAACTTCTAGTGCCAAGAACGATCCTTGCTTGACTTTATTGTCGGCCAAGACTTGTAGGATCTTAAACTCAACAGTCTTCTTATAATCTTTAACCCACTTAGATGTTTTCTTCTTGTCAAGCAGACTGATAATGTCTTGTGGTTTGACAACGTTAGTAGTCTTGCTGATCTTCTTCACTGAGAAAGGATACTCTCTATCCTCATCGTCATAAATCATGAAGTCAATCAATGGTTCATTACCAGCACCAGGAAGAAAGACCTGTGCATTCTTCTTGGTTAGTTTTCCATACCCTAATTTGTCAAGTTCAGCAGCACCACGTTCTAGGACACACAGAGGTGCAGTGATCTCAGAGAAGTCCTTCTCAATGTTATTCATGATATCGATATACTCAGACGCTGCTAGGTCTGCGTACGCTTTGACTAGTTCTTTCTTCTCAGTAGCACCATGATGCATACAGAACTCAGTCAGTTCTTTCAAGTATTCTTTGATGACCAGTTGTAGATCATCACGCTTCTCAATAGCAGCAAGAACTTTCTTATAGTAAGTCTCAAATGACATCTTAGTGTCCAAGGGAATGTCAAACTCCTGAGGTTTTAACTCAGGCATCTTCTTCTTCCCTGTGGCAGACCTGGGTTTACCCAGCATGGGGGTGGAGATCCACCCTGTCTTGTCATTGTCATAGATGACTTCTATTCTAGCCTGGTAACTGTTGCCACTGATGGGTTTCACATGAACCCCACTTCCTTTGGCAACAGTCCCTACCTTCGTTGTACTCTTGGCACCATCATATACTGGGATATCTTTCTTGGCAAGAATCTCAAATCCTTTCATGTAGTGACGCTTGTAGTCGTCCCATGCTTCTTTGATTGTTCTTGCCATTGAAGAATTGAATCGTCGAGACTATTTATTCTCTTCCTTAGGTTGCTTGTTGAAACCAAAGGGACCCAACTTATCCTTGACTCGTTCCTTGATCACCTGTGCAGACAGTGCTTCCATAACTTTCAGCACATCTTCTGCCTTGGTAGGACCAGGACCCATACGTTCTACAACGTAATTATACTTACCGAAGAACTCGTCAGATACGTTCTTGTAATCTTCAACTGTAATAGGATCAGTCATCAGATGTCTCCCTCAGCACGGTTCTCAGACTCTTCAATAGAGAAACTACCGTCAGCATAGCGGGCAGCAAGTTTCAGAGAGTTGATGTAGAGAACATGATCCATTGTAACATCCAGAGCAAGACATGCCTGTGCAGCATACCATAGGATGTCACCGAGTTCCTTGACCAGGTGTTCCTTGTTAGCATCGTTCCAGGGTTTACCTTGGAACTTCAACTTCTTGACGATCTCCATGAACTCACCAGACTCAGCGGAGAGACCAGCAGCAGCAGTATCGAGACGTGCAATGTTGCAACCATCGTCATGCAGAGCACGGAGACGCTCAATGTACTTTGCTTGATCCTTGCTAGGTTCAGAGCAAGTGGAGTCAGCAAAGTCTAGATACTTGTCAAGGTCAACACGGAAACGTTCTTCCTTCTTACCTTGCTTTGCTTTTTTCTGTGCTTCCTTCTCTTTGATCTTCTCGGCAGTCACCCAAGCATTAAAACCTTTCTTGTTGATGAATTCCTCAGGAGTCTTAGGAGTATCCTCCTGCATGTCATTCAACGTCTTGTTCATATCCTCTTTGAGGTCCTCAGCTTTGTTGTTGAGTTCCTCTGCCGCCTTTGCCTGGCGATCAGTTTCGTTGAAGTTTACGTTAGTAGCACCAGAGGGGAAGGTACGTTTGTTCTTTTCGGTAGTCATACTTGCCAGGAGTCAAATTTACTAGTGGGTTTAGTCTCAATGATATTGTCATCGATGTCTTGACCAGAGTCGATGATGTTGTCTTGGGCAGACTGATCACAATCATACAGTCTCATCTTTGCTCTGTCAATACCTATCACGAACCTCTTGTTCATGGTCGGGTCATTGTATCTATTCTTCAACTGCTTGACCATAATCTGCCCTGCTGCTTCCATATCCTCAGTGGAAATCAAAGCAACCATCAGGTCAGCAGTTGCAGGTAGACCGAAGGACTCACTGGTATCAGTGATCTCTACGTCAGAGTTACCATAACCAGAGCGAGTGGTCTGAGTAGCAGACACGATAGGAACATTAGATTCAACAGCGAGACCACGCAGTTCTTCTGCAATAGACTTGATGAATGTGTAGGAGTTGACCACAGCATTCTTGTATCGTGCAGATGCACAGATGTTCAGATAGTCAATGAAGATAATGTCAGGAGCAAACCCACGCTTCATGCTCAGTTCGTTCAACAGAGATTTGAAGTGGTTGACGTGAGCAGAAGCAGTAGGGTACTCCTTGATCACCAGACGACCTTTGGTCTTGCTGTTGACTTTATCTACCTTGTTCCTGAACTGCTGTTTGGTGAATAGAGGATCGGAGAGTTGTTTGATTGGTACGTCGAGGAGGTTTGCATCAATTCGCTCAGCAATTTTCTCCTCTGCCATTTCAAGTGTGATGTAGAGAACGTTCCTCCCCTGCATGAGACAGGCGCTAGCCATGTGGCACATGAATAGACTTTTCCCGACACCCGTACCAGCAAGAGCGATGTTGAGAGTCTTACTAGGGAGACCACCTTTCGTGATCTTGTTAAAGTATTCAAGATCAAACGGAATCTTGTCTTCTTGTTTGTGGTAGAAGTCGTAGCGGTCATCTGCGTCTAGTAAGTAATCGTGTCCAACAGTATCATCAAAGCATGTCCCCAATGCCTCACTCATGATGTGAGGGATGGCATCTTTGGATCTGGTCTTGTCTTGCCCATCAGCAATCTTGATGGACTCCATCAAAGCAAGATAGATCGCACGTTCTTTACACCACTTCTCAGTAGTGTCCATCAACCACTCATCGTTATACTGAGTGTCATCAATCTTGTTATCAAGGAAGTCTTCAATCTCCTTGACGACCTCTGCACTCAGGTCTCTCCTCTTCTCGATCTCAATTTTGAGAGCGGTAGTTTCGGGAGCAGTATTGTACTCTGTTACATACTCATTGATCTCATTGAAGAGGATCTGATGAGGAACAGTATCGAAGTATTCATCTTTAAGGAAGGGCAAGACTGATCGGAGGTATGTTTCCTCGGTGATCAGTTTGCTCAACGCAATTTCTTCGATCTTTTGCATTAGAGATAATGTAGGTAGGTGCCAATGATGTATTTGTTCTCAGACAGGGGTGGCAACCCTGCATGAGGGAAGGTCCAGGTTGGTGGGAACAGCAGGCAGGTGCCTGCTTTGGGCTTGACCTTCATGCCCAACTTAGTAAACCACGTTTCTCCACCGTTGTCAACGTCATTCAAGTAGAAGAAGAGAGCAAGGAAGCGACGGGCACTGCTGTGGTCACCCACATCAACATGAGGATCAAAGCGATCCTCATCAGCAGCGACATACTTCTTCAATCGAATCTGTTCCAGGGCATTCTCTGCTGGCCAGTTATCACTACACCCAACCTCTTCCATGTACCTGTTAGATACTTCTTTGATTGCTTCAATCAGTCGGTTGTGAACTTTGCTCCACATAGAACTAGGGTTCTTCTCAGCATACTCAGTCACATTGAACTGATGGAACTGAGGACGACCCTGCCTGTCCCAGTATTCATACTGAATATCACGTTGCATGTCCATGATGTTCTTAATAACATTGCTATCAAGAACGTCATCATAGACTTTAATGTACTCTTTAAGATCCATAAGTGAACTCCTTCTCTGCTGCCTTGTCAAGTTGATTCATGATTTCGGGGGTGAAGTATTTCTCGGGATCAGCGAGAATAGACTTAGGAAAAAGATTAGATTCACCAATCTTGTAGCGATTGCCGATCCGCTCGAAGACTCCGTGCTTCTCACCCAGTTCCAGTAGTCCGTAATACTTATCCAGTCCACGCTCGTCATAGAACAACCTCGTTTCTACCTTGACATTCTCTTTGGTGAATCGAGACTTCTTGGTCTCGCACTTGATGATGTTACCCACCACCTGTGTACCGTCCTTCTCCTTTGACTTGCTCAGATAGATGATAGTCGATGCAGCGTATTTGAGTCCACTACCACCACCCATTTCTTTCATTGGCACATAGGCACCCACCACATCATAGGTGTGGTTGGTCACGATCATGGGGATGTTTGCCTTGCCCAGTTTCAGGGTCAGCACACGGAAGATAGACTTGACCACCTGAGCACGGGTCATGTCACGAGTGTCCTTACCTGCCTCGGTGTCTTCCACTTCCTTAGAGGTGGACAGCATACCCAAAGAGTCCAGGCAGAACATCAGAGGTTTACGTTCTGATTCTTTCTGTGCCAGATACTTATCAACAATCTTGATCGCTTGCTGACGGAACTCCTGCACAGTGACGACAGGAACGATGATCATACGAGTGGAATCGATACCACGACTCTCAATCATATCCTTACTAATGGCAGACTCACTCTCAAAATAAATGCATCCAGCATCAGGATCAGAATCAAGGAAATGACGAACGATGCTGAGAGTATAATAAGTCTTACCAGTGCTGCTTTCTCCTGCGATAGCAGTAACCTTGTTGGAAGGAATACCTCCATAGATCGAACCACTAACCACGGCATTAAAGAGATAGCACCCAGTATCAATGAAAGATGCAACATCGCCAGCAGCAACGCCCTCACTAACGACACCAGCATACTCATTGCCGATCTCCTTTACTACATCATTTAGGAAACTCATCCGAATAGAAACTCCAACGTGTGTACTTTTTCTGGTGTCCAACCAATGGCGTCAAGGACAACCCTGACGGGACTAAGGAAACTCTTCTCAAACTGCTGATCATAATCAACAGAACCATGGACGCCGAACTCCTTGGGTAGAGTCTGGAAGAACGAGACTACGTTCTCACCAATCCTGTTTGGTTTCCTGAGGTAGATGAACTTGATCTTCTCTCCCTCTTGGATGAGGGGATACTTGTGAGCAAGTTTCAACTTCTTGACGTAGTAATTATACAACAAACTACCACGTACGTGCATGGGACATCCCTTACCATAGATGTGACTAGGGGACGAGAACTTACCAAGGTTGTTACAACTGCGTGGGAAAGCAATGTCTTCCAGGGGAAGACTCTCGAACTCCTTACGGAACTTGGCGATGTATCTCTGCACCTCGTCTTCCGTACCATTCATAACCACTTTGAGTGCATCTTTAATAGCACCACGACAGGGAGCAGGAGTCGATGACTTCACTGCTTCAATACCCATGATCTTCAACTTGGGTTTCTCGTAACGCACACCCTCACTGTCCCAAACGTTGAGGATGTATCTCTTCTTAGCAGTCCAAACACCACGGTCAGCGATGTTCTCCCGCTTCATTTGCATCTTCTGGTCGTACGCAGAAACGTACGTTGCCAACTCTTGATATGAACGTTCAATAAAAGGTTCCAGTTTCTCGTGGCAGATCTTATCAAGTAGTCCGACAACCGCTGCTTTATCGCTAGACTTATCACTAAGAAATTTAGTAACAAGAGGTCCAAGATTAAGATAGATCGAATCAGTATCTGATGCGATGACATAATCCTCCCCCTCTGTTTGCAAAATCTTATTTAGGTAATCGTTGATTTTGTTCTCGATCCAACGAATCGAGACTTGACCTGAGAGAGTGATCGCCTCAGCGTTTGCCAGATTGTAGTATCGGAAGTATTGGTTTCCGATGGCACCATAGGCAGAGTTAAGTTGGATCTTTCGTGCCATCTGGATGTTATTGAACCTTGCGACATCTTTTTGAAGTGATGTGGTCTCAGATGCTGTCTTGGAATGTTCCAAGGACTGTTTGGCGGCAAGCATCTTCTTCTTATAAATGGATCGGTCATCGTAGATACGTTGCATCATTTCAGGTAGGAACCCGTGGATGTCCTTACGATACTGAGCACCGTTGGCACACACGGCAAACTCCCCGTCAATCTCCACCTCTTTGTCTAGCAGTTTATCAACAGTCACCGTAGGGTGACGCCTCTCCACCAGGGTCTCTGGGGAGATGTTGTACTGCATAATCAGGTGGGGATACAGGGAGTTAAGGTCAAAGGATACCACCCAGTCATATCCTCCTGGGATAGGTTCCTTGACATAGGCACCAGCATACTGATCGTTCTTGCTGCTGCTGATCTTCGGGGGCACAACAATGTTGCGCTGCTTCAAGTCATTGTAGATGAGGGTGTCCCACATCCTGACCTGAGAATACACATCACCAAGGTTGACCTTAGCGTCATAGGCAAGAGTGAGTGCCAACTCGATCAGTTTCATCTTGTCTTCCAGACGGTCAACAAGTTCCACGTCAACGATGTTGTACTCAACAAACTTCTGCCAGTCCTTGGTGTAGAACTCCTTGAAGTTCTCATACTCACTGTGGTCGATCTTCGCCTGACCCAGTTCTACGTTTGCAATATGATCCAGACGATAAGATTCCTGAGCAGAGTATGTAAACTTCTTGTAGAGATCAAGGTAGTCTAGGATAGCGACACCATTAATTTCGTAAGAGATATGCTTACGACCATGAATCTCGATCTCTCTTTCAAGCACACGGTTCCAAGGGGAGAGGGACTTCTTCCACTTCTCCCCAAGCACCCTTTCAAGACGACGGCAGATGTAAGGAATATCATACAGGTTGCAGTTCCAACCAGTGATGATGTCAGGCGTATGGTTGATCCACCAGGAGTGAAAGTCTTCCAGCATCTCCTGTTCCTTCCAGAAGACACGATACTCCGTGCCTGCTGGTTCAAACTCCCTAGTACCCCAAGTTATCACCTCCTTGGTGGCGAGATTCTTAACGGTGATGCAAAGCATCTCTTCCTGGCAAGCCTCTACTGAGGGGAAACCGTTGTCACAACCCACTTCGATGTCGATCGTATAGATCTTCATCTGGGACATATCAAACCGAATCTCATCGGGGAATTTGTCTGCGATGAACTGATAGATGAACCTATCATACCCATGCACTTCCATACCATCGACTGCTTCGTACTGTTCAATGAACTTACGAGCATCTCTTGCCCCGTCGAATTTCTTCGGGTGGGCATAGCGACCATCAAGAGTCCTGAACTTGGACTCCTTCTGCTGGTTCTGTGGTACAAAGTATAGGGTAGGACGAATCTTCTCTCTGTATTGAACAGGTTCTCCGTGCTCGTAACCCCGATAAAGGATGTCGTCACCGAGAAGAAGTACGTCCGTGTAAAATTTCATCAAGTCATCGCCTTGTAACTGTCTGCCAAGTCAGCAGACGGATCAAGTATAGTAAAGATGAGGTCGGAAGTCAAGAAGAGATCGCGTTGATCTGTGTGCAGAGGGAACTTGGTAAGACTACCGTCTTCATGCACACGTACACACTTCTCAATCAGGATCGACGGTTCCTCGTCCAGTTCCGTCATCATCCCCATCAGGTACAGACTGGGATCGTTCTTCAACAACATCAATTTCAGCATTTTTCGCAGTAAGTTCTTGGTACTTGGACACTACATTCGGCAAGGGAGTGTAGATAAATGACACTGAGGGCAGTGGCACATAGATAAAAGGAGAAGCAGAGAACGGTACGAACGCTTGGAACTCTACTTCAACGTCGTCGAGAGTAGTTGGTTCCTTATCGTAGGAAGGTTCTTCAAACAAGTTCTGTGCAGGTGCCTGAATCACCATGGTGTAAGGCATCTCCAACTTGTATGCGAGAGGTGGTTGGTCTTCACCTTGACGCATCTCAAATACATTAGCGATTACGTCCTCGCCGTTTTGCATTCTTACGATTCTTACGGTCATAGTCTTTTTGCATCAGGTTTTCATAAGTATACTTTACCATGTCGGTGAAAGCACGTCGAGCAGAAACATTCTTCTCCTCAGCAAGGATGTGAACATACTGCATAAACATATCCATCTCATCAGGTGGAATGTCTAGGGTCAGTGTTTCACTCTTTTCTGTGTACGCAGGACACAGATTAACATACATGTTCATGGATACCTCCAAACAAAAAGAGGACCCTGGGGTCCTCTTTGGTTGTATTAGTATATATACAACTTATTTGAGGGTGTCAACAGCTGCCAATGCCTTCTGACGAAGGGACTCGGGCAGAGGAACATAACCAAGGGAGTCTGCCTTCTGTTGCTGAGTAGGTGTCAGCATCCAGCGAAGCATTGTCTTCACGTCCTCATTCTTTTCATACTCAGGGTATGCAAGAATCCAGGTCAGGGAGACAATAGGATAAGCATTGGCACCAGCAGGATTAGCGTCAGCACCACGCAGTTGATCATCAAGAACGATCTCACCAAGACCAGCAGATGCAGTCTCAGCAGAAGCGGTAACATAATTACCTGCCTTGTTCTGAATAGCAACCTGTTGCAGGTCACCCTTCACATAACCATAGTTAACATAACCGATGCTACCAGGGGTGTTGGTGATAGCAGCAGCAACGCCACTGTTACCTTTACCACCAATACCAACAGGCCAATTCACAGATTTACCAGTGCCAACCTTTGCTTTCCACTCGGGAGAGAATGCTGACAGGGAGTTAGTG